AAAAACTGGACTTTTCAAAGTTTGTTCCAGAAGGATTTGGAACAGGAGATTGCTTAATCATAGCAGACAAAATGCTTTATATAATTGATTTTAAGTATGGTAAAGGTGTAGAAGTTGAGAGCGAAGACAATTCACAAATGATGTGTTATGCAATTGGAGCTCTAGAACTATTTAATAACTTATATGACATTGAAGAAGTATGCATGGTGATTTATCAACCAAGAATAGAAAACATCAGTGTTTCAAATAAGAGTGTTACAGAGTTATATAGTTGGGCAGAAAATACACTTAAACCAATAGCAGAACTTGCCTACGAAGGAAAAGGTGAGTTCAAAGCAGGAGACCATTGTCAGTTTTGTAAGATAAAAGCAACTTGCAGAAAAAGAGCTGAATACAACATGGAACTTGCGAAGTATGATTTTGAAGAACCTGCAGAATTAACAGATGAAGAGATATCATCAATTCTTATTAAATCAAGTGATTTGGTATCTTGGGTATCTGATGTAAAAGATTATGCTTTACAACAAGCCTTACTCGGAAAGAATTATCCTAATTTAAAACTGGTTGAAGGACGCTCTAATAGAAAATATCTAAATGAAGAAGATGCGGCAACAGCAGTTATAAATGCAGGATATGATCCTTACGAGAAAAAATTACTAGGAATTACAGCAATGACAAATCTACTAGGTAGAACAAAATTTAATGAGGTATTAGGAAATCTAATATATAAACCTCAAGGTAAACCGACGCTCGTACTGGAGAGCGATAAAAGACCAGCCATGTCAATCGAAGAATTTAAAAATGAAAGAGAGGAAAATAATTATGAATAACAGTTATAATTCGACAAAAGTGATAACAGGAGTAAATACAAGATGGAGCTACTGCAATGTGTGGGAGCCTAAATCAATCAACGGAGGAACACCAAAATATAGTGTGTCATTAATAATTCCAAAAACTGACACAGTAACAGTTGAGAAGATTAAAAAGGCGATTGAAGTAGCATATAAAGAAGGAGAAAGTAAATTAAAAGGAACAGGAAAAAGCGTACCAGCATTACAAGCAATTAAGACACCACTTCGTGATGGAGATTTAGAAAGACCAGATGACGAGGCATATAAAGGATGTTACTTTATAAATGCAAATTCTCCAAAAGCACCAGGTATCGTAGATGCAGCTCTTCAACCTATATTAGAACGCTCTGAAGTTTATAGTGGGGTATATGGACGAGCAAGTATTAACTTATATGCATTTAATTCAAATGGTAATAAAGGTATTGCCTGTGGATTAAATAACTTACAAAAAATAAAAGACGGAGAAAGTCTTGGTGGAAAATCAAGGGCTGAAGACGACTTCGCAACTAGCGATGAAGACGACTTTTTAGAATAGGAGGATAAGAAGATGATGAACGTTTTATCAGCAATATTCTGTATAGTTGTAGGTATTGAGGTTATTACTTTATTGTTCCTTTTTATTCTAGGTTCAATGTATTCAATAACATCTGATGTTAATGCAGAAAAGAGAAGAGCTAAACAAGAAAAAAGAGATGAAGAGTACCACAAAGCAAGAATGAAAGAATTTATGAAATAAGATAAGGCGGTAGTTAATCTACCGCTTTAATCATAATAGGAGGTAAAGCAATGAAAGAAATAAAAACTATTTCAATTGATATAGAAACATTTTCTGACATCGACCTATCAAAGTGTGGTGTCTACAAATACTCTGAATCAGAGAAATTTGAAATTCTACTATTTGCATATTCTATAAACCATGAAGAGGTACAAGTTGTTGATTTAGCTTTAGGAGAAAAGATACCAGAAGAAGTTATAAAGTCACTTGTTGATGATAAAGTAACCAAGTGGGCTTATAATGCTAACTTTGAAAGAGTGTGTTTATCTCGCTATATATCAAGATATTATCCTGAATACTTTATATCTTACAGCATTGATGAAGACACAGTTAATGAGTTTTTAGACCCTAGTTCTTGGAGATGCTCTATGATATGGTCTGCTTATTTAGGACTTCCTTTATCACTTGCAGGAGTTGGTGCTGTGCTTGGATTAGAAGAACAAAAACTAAAAGAAGGTAAAGACTTAATTAAGTACTTTTGTGTTCCTTGTAATCCAACAAAAACAAATGGTGGTAGAACAAGAAATCTACCAGAACATGATATGACAAAATGGGAGCTTTTCAAAAAGTATAATAAGCGAGATGTTGAAGTTGAAGTATCTATCCAGGAAAGACTACAAAGCTATCCTGTGCCAGAGTTCTTATGGGATGAGTATCACTTGGATCAAGAAATAAATGATAGAGGAATTGCTCTTGATATGGAACTTGTAGAAAATGCTATAAAGTTTGATGAGATAGCAAAGCAAAAAGCATCAGAGAAACTACAAAGCCTAACTAATATAGAAAATCCAAACTCCGTCATGCAAATGAAAGAATGGTTAAACGATAATGGAGTTGAGGCAGAGTCGCTTGGTAAAAAGCAAGTAAATGAAATGATAAAAGATGCTCCAAAAGAAATAGCTGAAGTTTTAGAACTAAGGCAACAAATATCTAAATCTTCAGTAAAGAAATATCTAGCCATGAAGAATGCAGGTTGCTGGTGTAATCGTGCTAGAGGTATGTTTCAATTCTATGGTGCTAATAGAACAGGAAGATGGGCAGGAAGAATTATACAATTACAAAACCTACCACAAAACCATATAGAAGACTTAAAAGATGCAAGAGAGCTTGTTAAGTATGGGGACTATAATGCTTTTGAAACTTTATATGATGTTCCAGATACTTTATCTCAACTTATCCGTACAGCATTTGTTCCTAGAAAAGGTATGAAGTTTATAGTTGCAGACTTTTCTGCAATTGAGGCTCGAGTTCTATCTTTTCTAGCAAATGAAAAGTGGAGGATGGATGTATTTGCAAACAATGGTGATATCTATTGTCAGTCAGCATCTGCTATGTTTAAAGTGCCAGTTGAAAAACATGGAGTAAATGGACATCTAAGACAAAAAGGAAAAATTGCAGAACTTGCCTGTGGTTATGGTGGCTCTGTTGGAGCTTTGAAAGCAATGGGAGCCATTGATATGGGACTTCAAGAAGAGGAGTTAGAACCTCTTGTTAAATCCTGGAGAGAGGCAAATCCACACATCGTGGAAATGTGGTGGGCAGTAGATAAAGCAATAAAAACTGCAGTTAGAAATAGAACTAAAACTGAAACTCATGGATTAAAGTTCATTTATAAAAGTGGGATGCTTTTTATTGAATTACCAAGTGGTAGAAGACTAGCTTATGTAAAACCTAAAATTGAAATTAATCAATATGGATCAGAAAGTGTTACATACGAAGGTGTAGGTGCTACTAAAAAATGGGAACGATTAGAAAGCTACGGTCCAAAGTTTGTAGAAAACATTATTCAAGCTATTAGTAGGGATATCCTGTGTTATGCAATGCAAAGATTATCCTATTGTTTTATAGTGGGACACGTCCATGATGAAATGATAATCGAATGTAGTAAAGAGATGTCACTTGAAAAAGTATGTGAACAAATGGGAGAAACTCCTCCCTGGATTAAAGGCTTACTTTTAAGAGCTGATGGGTATGAATGTGAATTTTATAAAAAAGATTAAATGAGAGGCTAAAATATAGCCTTTTTTCTTTGACTGTTATTTAGGAGAAGGTGTTTCTCCAAAACCAAAGAAAGGAGGCAAGAATAATGGCAAGTGACGGAGAGATTCTTGATTATAAAGATTTACTAAACAAATTCAATCTAACTGATGAGTTCTACCCACTTGTGTATGTATGTTCTCCATATAGAGGAAACATAGAGGAGAATACTCGAAAAGCTAGAGAGTATAGTAGGTTCACATTTGAAAAGAAAAACATACCAATAACACCACATCTTTTATACCCGCAATTCATAAATGACGATGACCTGTTTGAAAGAAACATTGCGATTCACAAAATCAACTATGTTCTTTTAGGGCTTTGTAAAGAAGTGTGGGTTTTTGGTGATGTCATAACAGAAGGAATGAAACGAGAAATATCTGTTGCGAAGAAGAGAAAAAAGCCAATTAGGTATTTCAATCACGATTTAAAGGAGGAGAGTTAAAACTATGTTTACAATTTATTATTCAGATGTTACTGGAGTTCCAAGTAACTGTAGTTATCCTCATAAGAAACTGGTAACTGATGAGGGTAGCTTAAAAGAGGCTATTAGTCATGATTATGTATGTGCTGAATATAAAAACAGCTATCGTAACGGTGACAATTTCATAGGAAGTGATTGTCTTCCTGTTGATTGTGATAATGACCACTCTGATAATCCAGAAGACTGGATAACACCAGCAATTATAAGAGAGGCATTTCCTGATGTTTCATTTGCTATTCATTACAGCAGGTCAAACAACAAGGAGAAGAACGGTAAAAGTGCTCGTCCAAAGTTCCATGTTTTATTTCCAATAGATTATGAAACCGATGCAACTAAATATAAAGACATCAAATTAAGAGTTAATTCTATCTTTCCATACTTTGATACAAATGCTCTTGATGCTGCAAGGTTCTTCTTTGGAACTAAAGAGGCAGAAGTTGAAATCTATCAAGGAAGTATTAATTTAACTGAATACTTAAACTCTGATGAGTTTGAAAACATGGAAATGAATAAGATGCCAGAAAGTTTAGTAATAAAGGAAGGCAGTCGTAATTCAACATTATCTCATTTTGCAGGTCGAGTTATAAAAAAATATGGAGACACCGAAAAAGCATATGAAGTGTTTATGGAAAAAGCTGCTCTTTGTGATCCACCATTAGGAGATGAAGAATTAGTTTCTATTTGGAATAGTGCTAAAAAATTTTATAAGAAGTTATCCAATCAAGAAGGCTATGTTGACCCAGAACAATATAACCAGGATTTCTTATTAGAACCATTGGATTATTCAGATGTAGGGCAGGCAACTGTACTAGCAAAAGAGTATGAGAACAAATTAAGGTATTCTCCATCGACAGACTTTCTTGTTTATAACGGAAGTTACTGGGAAGAGTCAAAGTCTAAAGCTCAAGCTATATCACAGGAACTAACAACAAGGCAACTTGAAGAAGCGGAAGTAGGAATAAAGAAACTAACTGATGTAATGCTTAAAAATGGTGCTTGGGATATTTTATCCTCTGTCGGTCCTAAAAAAGCAGTCGGATTATTTAATGAAGAACAAGCTAGAGTTTTCAAAGATTATGAAGATGTAACAGCTTATAGGAAGTATGCAATTAAAAGAAGAGACTCAAAGTATATCTTTGCATCATTAAAAGAGGCAAGTCCTATGGTTGAAATCAAGCAGGATAGATTAGATAGTGACGAGTTCTTATTAAACACACCAACAGCTACATATGATTTAAGATTTGGTACTGATAAAAAGCATGAACATTCAGCAGATGATTACATTACAAAACAAACAACACTTGATCCATCTAATGAAGGAGAAGATATATGGAATGCTGCTCTTAACACGTTCTTTTGTGAGGATAAAGACTTAATAAGATATGTACAAGAAGTAGCAGGACTTGCTGCAATAGGTAAAGTTCATCTTGAAGGTCTTATTATTGCTTATGGTGGTGGTAGAAATGGTAAGTCTACATTCTGGAATACTATCTCCAAAATACTAGGCACTTATAGTGGCAATATGTCAGCTGATACTTTAACCGTTGGATGCAAGAGAAATGTTAAACCAGAAATGGCAGAGATAAAAGGAAAGCGACTTGTAATTGCAGCAGAACTTGAAGAAGGTATGAGGTTTAATACTTCCAATATAAAGCAGTTGTGTTCTACCGATGAAATCTATGCCGAGAAAAAATATAAAGAACCTTTTAAGTTTGAACCAACACATACTCTAGTACTTTATACAAACCATCTACCAAAGGTAGGTGCAATTGATGAAGGAACATGGAGAAGACTTATAGTAATTCCGTTTAATGCAGTAATTGATGGTTCATCAGATATAAAGAATTATGCTGACTACTTATATGAAAATGCAGGTGGGGCAATTCTTAAATGGATCATGGAAGGTTCTAAACGAGTAATTGATAATGAGTATCACTTAACTAAACCAGCAGTAGTTGAAAACGCAATTAATAAGTACAAGGAAAGCAATGACTGGTTTTCACAATTCCTGGATGAATGTTGTGAAGTTGATAATTCATTTAGTGAAAATTCTGGAGAAGTTTATAGTGCCTATAGGGACTACTGTTCGAGGGTAGGTGACTACATAAGAAGTACTACTGATTTTTATACTGCTCTTGAAAGTGCTGGTTTTCAAAGAAGAAAAACAAAAACAGCAAGGCTAATTTATGGCTTAAAACTCAAATCAGAATTTCTAGAAAATTAAAAAGGTGACACTCGGTGACAGTCTTTTCTATAAATATTCTATAGAGTTAAAAAAATTAATATATAAGAAAAGTTATGGAAATGAACGTCACCGACCGTCACCATCACTTTAAAAGACTGATGGGAGTAAGGAAAAATGAGAGAAAAGTATATAGAGCAAAAATTAGTTAGTGAAGTTAAAAAGCGTGGTGGCATTTGTTTGAAACTTGCATCAACAGGATTAGATGGTATTCCAGATAGACTGGTACTAATGGCAAAAGGCAAGATTGCTTTTGTTGAGTTGAAAGCACCAAAACAAAAACCAAGAAAACTACAGCTTGTAAGAATTAAGAAGTTAAAAGAACTGGGATTTAGTGTATATGTGTTAGACACTTTAGAAGATATAGGAGGTGTAATCGATGATATACAAACCACATAATTATCAAAAGTATGCAACCGAGTTTATTGAAACTCACAACGAGTCAGCAGTCCTACTTGATATGGGACTTGGAAAAACATCAATAACACTTACTGCAATAAATGATTTATTATTTGATAGTTTTGAAGTTCATAAGGTTTTAGTAATTGCACCTTTAAGAGTTGCAAGATTTAGTTGGAAAGCTGAAATAGAAAAATGGGAACACCTACATAACTTGAAATATGAAATTGTAGTAGGTACAGAAAAAGAAAGAATAGCTGCTTTGAGGAACAATGCCGATATTTATATTATTAATCGTGACAATGTTAAGTGGCTAGTTGAAAAAATGGGTTCTAAATTTAACTTTGATATGGTTGTAATTGATGAACTATCATCTTTTAAGAATTACAACTCACAAAGATTTAGAAGTTTTATGAAAGTGCGACCTAGAGTTAAAAGAATGGTTGGATTAACAGGAACTCCATCAAGTAATGGATTAATGGATTTATTTGCTGAATTTAAAGTGCTAGATATGGGAAAAAGGCTAGGAAGATTTATTGGAGAATATAGAAACAACTACTTTGAACCAGATAAGCGAAATGGTCAAATAATATTCAGCTATAAACCACTACCTAATGCAGAAGAACAAATATATAAGCAAATATCCGATATTACGATTTCTATGAAATCAACTGATTATTTAGAAATGCCTGAATTAATAAAAAGCAACTATTCTGTAACCTTAGATGATAAAGAATGGAATAAATATCAAGAATTAAAAGAAGATTTAGTATTGGAACTTCCAGGAGGAGAAATAACAGCAAGTAATGCTGCCGTACTATCAAACAAATTAATCCAAATGGCTAATGGAGCCATATATGATGAAAATGGTGAGTTCGTAGATGTGCATAGTAAAAAATTAGAGGCTTTGGAAGATTTAATTGAATCAGCAAATGGAAAGCCTGTACTTGTTGCATACTGGTTCAAACATGATCTTGAAAGAATTGAAAAACACCTAAAAAGTAAAAAGATTGAATTTGCAAGACTTGATAGTGACAAAAGTATCGAAGATTGGAACAATGGAAAAATATCAGTAGCACTTATTCATCCAGCATCAACAGGACATGGCTTAAATCTTCAAGATGGTGGTTCTACAATTATATGGTTTGGACTTACTTGGTCTTTAGAGTTATACCAACAAACAAATGCAAGATTATGGCGTCAAGGTCAAAAGTCTAAAACGGTTGTAATAGAACATATTATTTCAAAAGGCACTATTGATGAACAAATAATACAAGCTTTAGAAGGAAAATACAAAGTTCAGGATTCGTTGATTAGTGCAGTAAAAGTAAATCTTAGTAAATCAGAGTCAATCCGAGGGTAATCAAAAAGAATCGGAGGTTAAAATATGACAGCAAAAGAATACTTGTTACAAGCTCATTATTTAGATGAACGTATAACATCAAAGACACAACAGATAGCATCCTTAAACGAATTAGCAACAAGATGCACGTCTACCATTTCTGATATGCCAAAGAGTCCTAATCGTGGTGGATCAAGAATGGAAGATTGCATTATTAAAATAATTGATTTGGAAGACAAGCTTAAGGAAGACATAGAAAAGTTAATAAATCTAAAGCAAGAGATAATGGAAGTTATAAGAGCAGTTCCTAACATTGAATACCAAACACTTCTTGAAAAGAGGTACTTGTGTTTCAACACTTGGGAACAAATATCTGTTGATATGAACTACTCAATACAGCACATACACCGTATGCATAGTTCAGCTTTGAAAGAAATTGTAGTTCCAAGTTAAGATGAGAGTAAATGTGATAGTATGAGACTACGGTCTTGTGATATTATTATAATGGAAGAAATTAGAATGATGAAAGCCTTATGGGGAAACCTGTAGGGCTTTTATTATGCAAGAAAGGAAAAGAAAAGATGCCGAAGAAACCAAAACGTCCATGTTCTTACCCAGGATGTCCACGATTAACGGACGGTAGGTTTTGTTTAGAACATGAGAAACAAGAAAATAAAAGGTACGAACAATACGATAGAAGTCCAGAAGTAAAGAAAAGGTACGGACGAGTTTGGAAAAGAATAAGAGATAGCTATGCAAAAGAGCACCCTTTGTGTGAGTTGTGTTTGGAGCGTGGAGTTTACAAACCAACTGAACAGGTACACCATAAGCTACCACTAGCAGAGGGTGGAACACATGATAGAAAGAATTTAATTTCACTTTGTAAATCATGCCATGCTACGATTCACGCTGAACGAGGAGACAGATGGAAAACCAAACCTAAATATTATAGGTAGGGGGGAGTCAAATCTCTAAAAAGTATGGGCGTTGCAACGGGCGTGGGGTCTTATGTGTAAAAAAAGCGAATTCAAAAGGGTATTAAAGGGAGGTGAGATTAAATGCCAACAAAATCAAACAACATCGGTGGTAGAGGTGGTGCAAGAATTGGTGCTGGAAGGAAAAAATCAGCAATTAAAGAAAAAGCACAAAATGGAAATCCAGGTGGTAGAACTTTAGAGACTTTGGATATTCCAGAAATCGAAGGAGCAGAGATGCCAAAGCCACACGAGTTCTTATCTGAAAAGCAACGTGATGGAAATGAACTACAAGCAAAAGAGATATACCAAGAAACATGGGAGTGGCTTAAAAAAGTAGGCTGTGCTCAAAAAATCTCGCCACAGCTTTTGGAGAGATATTCGATGTGCAGTGCAAGGTGGATACAATGTGAAGAACTAACTAACAAGTTGGGACTTTTATCAAAACATCCCACTACTCAAAAACCAATACCATCGCCATTCATAAATATAGGTATCAATTATATGAATCAAGCAGTTAGATTATGGAATGAGATATTCCAAATAGTAAAAGAAAATTGCAGTACTTCTTATGAAGATGCTGCACCACAAAATGATTTGATGGAGAGACTATTAAGAGCAAGAGAGGAGAGAAAAAAATGATAGAAAAGGTTAATCCAAAGCACCCAGATAAAATTGCAGATAGAATTGCAGGTGCAATAGTTGATTTAGGATATAAGTTACAAGACAATCCTAAAATAGCGGTTGAAGTTTTAATAGGACATGGGGTATGCCATGTAATTGTTGAAACATCAGTAGATTTTAATAAGGAAGATATAGAAAATATCATCACAAGAATAGCAGGAGATATGTCGAAAGATATCGTATTAGTTCCACAAGATATACACTTATCTAAAAACCAAGAGAAAGAGATAAGATGTGGAGATAATGGAATATTTAAAGGGACACCTTTAACTGACGAGCAAAAGAAGTTATCTGAAATTGCTCGTTTTATTTATGAAAAATATCCAAGTGATGGTAAGTACATTTTAGATAATGAAAAACTAATTATTTGTCAAAGCAATTGTAAGACAGAGGAATTAAAAGAATTGTATCAAGATGCAACAATCAATCCATTAGGTGATTGGACAGGAGGAACTGATGTTGATACAGGTGCTACTAATAGAAAACTTGGTTCTGATATGGCAGATGGTGTAACTGGTGGAGGACTTCATGGTAAGGATCTATCAAAAGCAGATGTGTCAGTAAATATTTATGCTTTCTTGAAAGCTCAAGAAACTAATGAAGTTGTGAAGATATCATGTGCTATTGGTGATAAAGAAGTAGATGGAAGACCTTATGAAGAAATAGTAAACATTGCTAAAGATTACATTGAGTCTATCGGTGGATTTGAGAAATTCGCTGAATGGGGACTTTTTTAGGAGGTGGATAAAATGTCTAAAACAACAACAGAAATGCAACTAATATCAATTGATAAATTAGTTCCTTATGTGAATAATGCAAGAACACACTCGCCTGAACAAATATTGAAACTGCGTTCTTCACTTAGAGAGTTTGGATTTGTTAATCCAATAATAATTGATAGAGAGTTTAATGTAATAGCAGGTCATGGAAGATTGATGGCTGCAAAAGAAGAAGGAATAGAAGAAGTCCCATGTGTATTTGTTGACTACTTAACTGATGCACAAAAGAAAGCATACATTTTAGCAGATAACCGTATGGCAATGGATGCTGGCTGGGATGATGAACTATTAAAAATAGAAATGGAAGAATTACAAAACCTGGGATATGATTTAGAGTTTACTGGTTTTGATGAAAAAGAACTAGCTGACTTATTTGGAGTAGATGACAAAGAAGTAGAAGAAGATGAGTTTGATTTAACTGCTGCCCTTGAAAAAGCAAGTTTTGTTGAAAGAGGAGATGTGTGGTTTGTAGGAAAGCATAAGCTGATGTGTGGTGATGCAACATCAAGTGAAGATGTAGCAAAACTAATGGAAGACAAAAAAGCAAACTTAATCTTAACCGACCCACCTTACAATGTAGCTTTCAAAAGTTCAGATGGATTAACAATTCAAAACGACAGTATGGGTAATAGTGACTTCTATGAGTTCTTATATTTATCATTTAAAAATATGGCAGACCATTTGGAAAAAGGTGGAGCTGCGTATGTGTTCCAT